ATTCATACGCGCCGAACGCGCTGCCGTAAGTTGAGGTGCTGTAGCCCCAGCCATTTATCAGGTCACCAATTCTTACTTGCTCTCTGTACCCCGCAATGGTACTAGCGTGTGAAAATACAGATATTCGAGGCGTATCATAAGCATTCAGCTCTATCCTGCCGTTGCCAGTAGTGCCATAGTTTGCGTAAACACTGCCAGCAGGCCACTCATTTGCCCCCGACCCATCAAGGTTTCGCGTAACTGAATAAGTCGTTCCGCTTTTTCCGGTGATTAGCATATATTCGACTTGGGGATTTCCAGTAGAACCTAAGCCTCTAAAAATAATAATGTCGCCGATATCTACGCTTGACGAATCTAACAGAATCGAAGTGGCGCTGGTCGAAACAGCCGCCTCCAAAACGCCTTCGCCTTTCGAGACCGTAAACCACCCCCCGAGCAAAACCTGCGTATATTGTGCAAATACGATCGCGCTCAATTCCGATGCCCAGATTTTTCGCCACAAACTCGCACTACTTCCTAAATCATAAAAATCGGAAATGTGTGGCATTATCGAGCTTGCATAAGTAACGCTCTGAAACGAATGGACGCCCATCCAGGTGAAGTTATAACTCAGATCAACACTGACGGTATCTTCCCCTACGGTAATCCCATCCCCAGCCCCCACATCAAAGGTTCGGTTAGTAGACAGATCACCTCCACCCGTTAAGCCCAAGCCTGCGGTTAGTATAATGGCTTTGTCTGCTTTCGTCTGCAATAAAGCTTGCACATCCTCGCCGATAGTATCACTTCCAACATCGCCGGAGGCTTTCGCAATTAATGGCAATAGTTTTCTATATTCGCTTGTTCGCCTGTTATCAGCCATCTTGTACCCTCACAGAATTCGGATTTTTCCAGTCAGCCGGTCGGATTGAGGGCTTTCCCTCACTATCCCACTCACAGGCATCGACAAAGTAATTACCCATGCCGTTTATCGCCGAAAAATATGAGCTCGACTTGGTGATAGGAATAACACTAATCCACTTGCCGACAGGGTCAAAACCCGATTCAACCTCCAATCCTGCGAGATAATAGATCCGTCCATCTGTTCGATATTCGATCTCAGGCAGGCTCGTTTCATCTGGTTGTTCCCAAACATCAACAGTTCGATCAACGTTTATCCGGCTCAAAATTCGGCGGTAATTTGATGTCCCTGTTTCCAAATGCGCTTTTAGTTCATCGTAAACGGTTGTGTCTCCGTCCCTGTGACTCTCGCTATAAATTCCTGAACGAACATCTATTCGAATCCCGCTCAACACCTCCCCGTATTGCATCAGGTAGTTTTGAATCTGTTGGGTTGTTTCGATCAGTTCATTTGCATATAGCCTGAACGGAGTATCCGCTTCTTGTTCTACCCAGTCGTTCTCTGCTGCGGTATCATAGAGAAACAGATTACCACCAGAATAGGTATTGTTCAGGTCGGTTGGGAATGTGTAGAAGTTGTTGGCGTCTGCATTAGCGGTTTCTACAACAATGAAATATTGCGTGCCTGAAACCAACGCATAGGTATCATTTAGTGGAACGTCAACCCAGCCATAATTTGTGCCAACTAATCCAGCGAACATAGTGCCCGAAGCCAATTGAGAACCAGGCAATCCATTAATTGTTGAGAATAGGGCAACCGATAAATCCCCGGGGGTTCCAGTTCGTTTCGCGTACACGGAAATCTCGCCCAAGTTAATGTCAGAAACGGGTGTAAACGATTGTGCCCATTTTTGTTCAACGGCAAAGGAGATACTTCCTTGCCCAACAGTAGCAAACGACAATGCCAGTGTAGTTGGAATCTCGCAATATTGTCCTTCGAATAAGTGGATCCAGCCCCGACAATAAATTCTTGCGCGATTTTTGCCACTATTCTCGCGAGTTGTGACTACGAGCTTCGGCAGTTTCAAACTTTGTAGTTTTCGTTGCGCAAGGGCATTGGCAGAAACGAGGTTCATATTTGCGCCGGTAACTAAAAGCCTCCGCACGCCATATTCAGCGACAGAATCTTCATCTCGAAACCATCCAGTTGTCTGTCTGATTCCAACCGTGTTGCCACTCAAATCAACCCTTGTATAGGCGACTGCAATTTCGTTTGCGATATTCTCAAAATCGACGGTCGCGACAACCCCTTCGACCTCGACTTCAATCCGGCTCACGTATCCCCACCATAATGGAGTAGCCGCTTCGGTGTGCACAGTTACACCAGTCCGAACAAGATTCAGCAGTAAAAGCAGGCTTTCCTTGCTTCCCTCAACGCTAATTTCCGCTTCATCACAGCCCCCCAGCCATGTTTTTGAATAGCGCTCTAATTTAATTTCCAAATCCCCCGGAATTTCATGTTGGTTATTCAGATATTTGGAGCGTTGCCAAAAATAGATGTTCATGGGGTTAACCTGCGTGGTCGATAAAAAACCTTAATTGTTGCGGTTATCGCATCATCATAACCGCCAGTCATCGTGTTGAACAAGAACAACAATCTTTGGTCTTTTCCGGGAACCAAAGTAATCCAATCGCCATATCCACTGTAATGGCCGGTCTTTCCACCGCCGGTCCAACCATCAGTCCAAACTGTTTCTGTGATCCCATCGTCGGCCAACGTAACGCCCGTTGCAATTCCATAACCTCGCGGGGTCAATTGCCTAAAAGCGTTTGCGGGGAAAAGGAAATAATCAAAAAAGGTTTGATTAAATCCGCCCGCGCGCCTTGCTCCGAGCCTCAAACCGATTGGAGCTTGATCGGATATACCTGGCAGCCACGGGGGTATTTGAAGCGTGCCTAAATCCACGACAGTTGCGTAATTCTGCACGACTTCTGGAGCTTTCTGCATCGGGGTCAATGCAACCGAAGCCGGGAAATAAAGAGCAACATTCAATCGTAAATCCTGATAGTCGTAATGCATTTTTGTGAAAATTCTGTAGTGCCCGCCCTTAGCGCCCGCCAGGAAATCCATATCAAGTTCGGTTAATGATATTTGCTGTTCTGTACTTGCAGTTGTATTTTTTGTCACTTCATGCGGAATGAACCATTGAAATGGGTTTATAGCATCGTCAATCGCCCTGCCAAGCCAAACATTCGATAGACGCGTATCGCCACTTGAATACGTGTTCGTGATCTCAATTCTCGGTGGAGCTGGAATTGATCCTGGCAAATTTGCGGCGGTCATCTTAACATAATTGACCCGTTGAGTCGGTGGCGTGCCGATCATGTCATTTGTGTTGAAAACCGTCAATCCGGTGGTATTGTTCGTCCCGTTCTCGTTCGTAAGGGGTATCTGTACCTCTGCCCCTTCCCAGTAGTTTTTACGTTTAATCCAAATTCTCACAGGAGTGTAGTTCAGCGATATCCTGTTATAATATTCCGTTTCAGTATCTAAAATCCCGTCAAGAACTTCAGACCTGACATAGCCTCCACCGGTATCAACCTCCAAATAAATTTTAGGCAGGGTTAGGTCTTTTTGCGCCCGTTGTGCAGAATCAAAATAATCCTCAATTTTCCGTACCGTTTCCTGTATAGTTGCTCTGGTCCCTAATAACAGAATTCCGGCAATAGTTTCAATTTCTTTTTGTTCAACAGGGGCACTCCCTGGAGTAAACTCTAAAACGTTTCCGTTCGTTTCACTTAACACTAAGTCGGTTTTACCTGATAGTTTTAACTTCATAGGTTGATCCTTCGAACGATTTCCCTGGTTAATCTGTCCAAGTCCAGATCATTTGCGACAGTCGCGTTCACAGTCACTGAAATATTGTTAGCGGTTTCCGCATTGCCGCCGTTCTTGCGGCCTGTAATCCCACTCATTGCCTGCGCAACCGCCTTACCAATTGCCTCGGGGTCAACTGCAGACCCACCCCCATAGAGAGCCTTTGCCAGTGCCCGCTCCGCATCCGCCCTACTCAAGACAAACCCGTCCGCGCTTGGCACAAACACTTCCCCACGATAGCCGTATTCCTGCCAGTTGTAGGGATTGCCGCCTGTAACCGCGCCGCCTACGGCATAGTTCATGCCGTGACTTGCCTGATATACCACTGTGCCAGTTCTTGTAGGTGGGCGATAATTGTCAACTGCAGACGTGTCAAGCGTAGCTACTACTGGTAAGTCTTTCTTTCTGAACCTGCGCGCCTCAATGTCATCGAGTTCTTTTTTTACGTCTTCAGCGTTCGTTGTAACTTCAAGCGTCTTGCCTTCCGGTAAATTGTCGATAGTGTCCGCAAGGTCTTCAACTAATTGGTTGTATTGCCGCTGGGTTATTTGTCCAGCGTCTAACATCTGCTTATATAAGTCTACCTGTTTCGTTGCGGCAACGGTGTTATGGTCTACCAGTCCCATTGCTTCAGCCAAACTAAACGCAGCTTCAGAGCTCAACCCTTCAGACGCGATCTTGAATAACAAGGCCTCTGTATATTTTTGCATTGCCAACGTAGCGTCGTTAGTCGCGTCTTTAATTCCATCAATGGCAGGGGTCGTTTCTTCTGTAGCGGTTTTTACTGCATAAGAAGATGTCGCTCCATCATAGTTTGCATCAGCCCAGGCTGCTGTATCAAACACCCCGACACCAAACGTATCGAAAAGATCCGCAACCTTTGCCTTTGCTTCTTCTGCTCCAGTACCGGACATGATAAAGTCGTTATAGGTATTGTTCGCCCATTCATCTACCAGTGTCATTTGAGCAATAAGCTCTTCATCTGTTTTTGTAAAAGCGCCAAATAATACTTCGTAAGGCGCAGTCAATCCTTCAATAGATATGCCAAATCCTTCGATATCAGAACTTAATTGATCAAATTTTTGTGTTCGATTTAAATTATCAAACCCATCTGTTAAAACCGGAATAACCGCTTGCGCGGCTGGGAGTAAAGATTGTTTCATGGAATCGCCGAGATTTTTTACCGATGCTTCAAGTCGATTTACATCACCGATCGTATAATCAGAGGCACTTCCAACTTTGATAATTTGTTCTTCAGCTTGCTGGAGAAAGGCTTCGGAAAACGCCTCTTGCGCACTCATGCCTGAATCTGTCAGCGCTTTCACCTTTTCATCAAAGCCTGCAACCGACACTCCCAGTGCGTCAAAACGCATCGTGGTCTGATTCGTCAATGTCAGCACAAGCTGATTCATATTCATTCCCAACGCGCCGGCAACAGTAGTAAGTCTTATAACCTCTTCGCTGGTGTCTGCTAAACCCAAAGCCATTAGATCGCTTGCGGAGCTCATCAACTCTGAGTCACTAATCATCCCGCTCGTTGCTTCTTTTAGCTCGCCAAGCAGAACATCAGCGGTCGTTCCCGCCGCTTCGGCAAGCCTGTCAAATCTGCCGGCAGCGTATTCAAGCTCAGCGCCCTCTTTTACGCCATCATAAACTTCTTTTACCGCAAGCCCAACAGCGGCAAGAGCTCCAGCGGCCGCAGCGGCGGTGCCCATCATGCTCTTTAGTTTATCGCCGAAGCCGCCGACGGCTGGCGTAGCGTCTTTACTTTCAGATTTAACGCCCTGAATATCCTTCTTGACTTGATCTATGTCTTTAGAAGCCTTATTCATTGCGCTAATAATGACGCGTATATCAGGCATATTCTTTCCTCAATTTCTCAACTTGGTCTACAATGTCCCACACGTCTTCATGCTCGCGTTTCCACTTTGCCGCCTTACCAGGCTTGTTGCCTTCGCGCTTATACAGCTTTACCGCCTCATAGATGTTTTGCACTTGCCGCATTTTACGCAACAAGCCGGCGGGTTGATCCATCACGCCCCCGCTATAAGGCAGAGCGCGGTAGTTTTCGCAGCTAAGCGCAAGCTCCAACAATGGCGGCATGTCCGTAATCGTTCCATCGGCGTAATCAGCGGCGGCGATTAGGGTAAAGGGTCGACGCGCGTTACCTCAGCGATAACCTTAGTAATGCAGTTCGATATCCAGATAATCTGAGACGGATTAGCCGTATCTACATCTTCAACCTTCCATGCGGGCTCGACCAGAAAGCCGCGTTTTATGGCACTTCTAACGGTCATGCCGCGCCATACAGACAGGGGCTCATTAAGCAGCCCATTTACGTCAATTTGAAAGTCTTCCAGTTGCTTCTGGGTTAGTTCTGAAACAACGCACTTGCCAAACTTCGGGTGTTCGAAATCCATTTATGCCTTTCTACTTACACGGTTGCCAAAGCGGACTTGGTCTCAATGCTCAACCAGTTGGCAGCAGTCGAGTTATACACGCCGTCCAGCACCAAATCATAGGTCATCAAGCCGTTCTTATCCTGGAATAGCTCCGGCGCCTGCATCGAATGACCGGCAAAGTCGATTGTCATGGAGCGCAAAGCTGTAGTTAATCCACTATTGGTATAGATAATCCGCACGCGCTTTTCCAGAATTTTGCTGGCATCTGTCGCAAGCATGGCAATCAGATAATCGTCGGTGGACGCGTTCAGCTCCAGTGATAGTTTCAATTGCCCGCTCCACTTGTTATCGTAGGAGGCACTCGGCGTGCATTCGCCCAGAAAGTTATGGTATTCGCGGTTGGCATTGACGCTCAATTCCCACGAGAACGCGCTCGATGCCAGTGCGGTGAAGGTGTTGCCACTCCAAGCTTCAATCGCGACGGATGCCATGCAACCGCTTAGCCTCGTGCCGATGGTACTTTCCGAGAGCGTAGCAAGCGCGCCTTCTTTTACTTTGCCGCCCATTAGTGACGCCCCTACACTCACACCGGAGTTGGCAGCCCCGCTCAAGGTCAGGCTGGTAACAGTTGCGTCTTGCATCTGCCAGACTTCATTGGCCTGCCCAAATTGCAGCGTTGCAGGGCGTGGAGTAATAGCGCTGGTGGTCGGCGCGGCATATGCGCGCGTATATGGGGTGGTTGCGCCAGACGGCGAGACAGTACCAAACAGCATTTCCAGCCAATAGTTCAATTCTTCGAAATCCGTGTCACTGGTCTCCGCCGTCGCGCTGGATAGATAGCGGTCAAGCACAGTCTGATGGGTGGGAGCTAAAGTCCCGCGCAATTGATCAAGCGCTCGCGTTTCGAGTTCAGGCCGCAGTTTGAAACTTGACACATTCTGCAACTTGCGAGTTGCCGTTGCGTTTTCCGTGCCAAAAGCTGACTGCCAGCCGAGTTGCAATACATTATGTGCGTTAAGCATTTTTTACCTCTTTTTCTTGTTCTTTTTCTAATTTATAAATGCCCGCTTTGAGCGCGGCTTTTGTCAGCTCCTCGGGGAACTGTTTCCATTCATCCGCGTCCAAGTCGCGCGCTGGCAGTCCCACGAAGTAGCCACCACCCTGATAAATATATTTCTTATCCACTGACTACCTCCAAAATCTGTAATAAACATAGCACGCCGGCATAGAAGCGTCCCGATCCTCGCGGCCACTCGTATTCACCCGGCGTAATTGACACACTCTGCAACGTTGTGTTGGCATACGGGCATTTTCCCCAAGCCCGCATTCCATCCAAATATTTGCCCGAATACTCAACCAGCTTCGGCGCAAACTCACGCAAGCCCAGTCCCTGTTCGGACGGCTGCCAAAGCATCAAGTCGGTTATCTGCCAGTTGATCGACATAGCGGTTCCAATTGCAATGTGCATGCCCTCGCGCCCTTCACCCGGCATTGTTGCAACCGGCAATAACAGCCGGCACGGCAGTTGCGCGGTAGTAATAGACTCTGGCAATTCGTCCAGATCGTAGGCATAAGGAATAACTCCACTTGCCATGCTAATAGACAAATCCGAGAGAGACGAATAAACATTTGTAATTGCGCTCATATTATCCGCCTCTTATACCGGTCTAATACCCGCGTCACATCCGCCGGCAAAGCAGATGGCATGATCGTCACCCCGTCCCCTGTAATCATCGGGCGGTCAATGTCAGCCGNNCAGCCGAAGTGTCCTTCTGGCGATAAAGAAAAGCCGCGAGCCTGATACAGGCATGAACGATGTCAGCCGGAGCGGTTGCGGAGTAACCCCATGTGCCCTCTACATTGATCTCGCTGTCACTATCTGAGAAGTTCCACGACTTATTTTCATCCAAGCGGATCAGCCACTTCGGGCTGTCGTTGCGCGGAAACAGGCGATAGCTGC